CGCCGCAAGACAACACGCCCTCTATGCTCTGAGGAATTAAACCTCAGAGCACCACCTGTAGTGGATCTCGGTCGCTACAGGTCGACCAGCGAAGACCAGATGTTCCGGATCTTCATTCAGATTCGTACGAAGGCTCTTTTGAAGAGCAGAGTACGAGTCAATAGGGTCACGACGCTTGATCGAAACGAGAGTGGCGAGACGCCACTCACGCCGAAACAGCGTGGGATTCCATCGACAGAATGAGTAATCTGGGTCATCTGACCAGCGTCCAATACCCACCATTCCGTAAGGAATGGATGGATACTTCACTAGACCACCGATGAGGCGGTCTAGGAAGGCTACGGTCCGGCAAGAGCCGAATCGATCGTAGAGCTGGTTTCGCAACTCGCTAGCTTTCACTAGCTCGTTGCTCTTCGTCCGTGATGTAGGCAGGTAAGCGCGCGCGTAGGCAGGAGTAACAACTCTGCCTTCGAACGCATCCACACCGCACGACTCCCTGAACTTCCCTGAAGAGAAGCTCTTAGATTCGTTCACTTTCATCCCTAGGGATGTTAGTGACTGCACCACGTTGGGGTAGACATCTACAGGGATGATTATATCATCACCGTAGATGCTCAGTGTGTCAGAACGCTTTCTGAGGGACTTAACAAAGCCTTCAGAAAAGTTCCCCTGCTTCCGACAGATCGCAGTTGCGACAAGGGTGTGAAACACCATTGACTCAATTGGAAATGTCAGAGCAGACCCCATGGAGGCGAACTTGTTCAGAAGAACGAGTTCACCACCAGGGAGCTCAACGAATCGAGACCTGGACTTGACAAGATAGCGGAGAAACTGTGGGTTAAACCCAAAGAGCTCCTCTACCAATGCAAGTCCAACTCGATCCGAAGCCTCAGAGAGGTCGATGGTGGCTGTAAGGCCATCTATCGATCCCTGCAAGGCCATCCGCTGGTTATGGTGCTGATACTTGTAAGAACAAGCATAGTCACCATGGTGCAAAAGCTTCTTGAGTCGCTTTTGCAACGCCTGCTGTACAAACTGGTTGTACGATGGCTCGATTGAAATCAATCGAGGTTTCACTGCTGTTTTAGGAACAGCAGTCAACCGTGCAGGCGTCTCCCGATTAACGGGAGGGCGCTCGAGTAGATCGATCCAAGAGGATCGAAAATACTCGGGGCCAACCAGAGATTCGATCTCATGAGAGATGTGGACGAAGTCCCACCGCTCGTTAGAACCGAACCGTTCGGATACAGCTCCCGGGCCGTGCTTGCCATCAGAAATGGTGAGCAGGGCCTCACCGATCAGTTTCCCAAATAACAACTGGGCAACTTTTCGGGCATACGGGTCGATCGACGTTTTGATCGAAGCCCGTGATGGCAGACACTTGTCTGTATTCACGAACTTCTGAATCTCATCGTCGACACGGTCGCTTTCGCAAACCTCAAAGATCTTCTTGTGAAGTCTTGAGATCTGACGGAGCCACCGAATTGCCGGTATGCTGGGATTGGAGAGCAATACTCCGTCCCTAGAGAAGATACATTTCCAAATTCCACTGAGGAATTCAGGAAAAGCACATCGCGACAACCACCCTTCGCATGAAGGGAGTTGTCCGTCTCGGAGACCTGCAAGAAGCAGATCATCGAGCCGTGGCAATGTGATTGTCAAGAAGGGTAAACCTTCTTGATCAAATCTTCTCCAGAGAGTTTCAATATCTCTCTCTGCACTGAACCCCAGAGAATCACCCGCATCGCGGAGTAGATTCTCAAGGAGGATGACTTGGCTTTTCAACTCTGCCCCCTTTCAAAGGGCTAGTAGTTCCAAGCCAAGACGGGACACCTCACGCAATCGGAGCTAGACGCTCCGACCGCGCAGAACCAAGACTGACAGGACTGCACCGATAGAGATACCGGTGAGGCCAGTCAGTGCAATGATCGAAAAGATAAGGATCGATTCGGTCATACTTAGTTCTCACCAGCGATGAGCCTCTTGAGGTTCGCGTTGGTGTTCGCAGTGAGCCAGGTGATAAATCCGGCGGCGTCGGCCTCGATCTCAGCGTCAGTGACGCCAGAAAGAGGACGATCAATCGTCAGACTCACCATGCTCTGCTCAATCGTCGAAAGTCCGCTTCCCAGAGGGGAGAGGACAGTCCGCTTCGTAAAGAAGCGGCCCGTGTTGCGTCGGCGCTTTGCCGTGCCACGCGGGTCGATCGTGAGCTCGCGGTTTGCATCAGCAGATACAAACTTGCCAACAGTGGTACCTGTAAGCACTCGCGGAAGCGAGTGCGGGGTAGCGCTGACGGTAAGCGTCTGCGGGTCGGTGTATGCCATCTTGGACTCCTGTCCATGTTGAATTGTTCTTCAGTTGTTGTTCAGTTGTTAGCGGCTTCGAGCAAGGCCCAAAGCAACTAGGATCGCATACTGAGAAGCACTCAAGCTCCCCAGCTGCGTGCCGAATCCGAAAGGAGTGGCACGATCACGCCAACGTGTCTGGCTTATGGCAACAGAAGTTGCCTGCTTGACACGGAACGACCTGTAAGCACTACTCGGTGTAGTTGTTGGACGTAGGATACGTCCTTCAGACTTCACGAGATGCTGGGTCGTTAGATAGGCGTAATCGACACTGTATTTCCCTTTATGAGGGGAATATACAGCGGCGTTGGCAACTGAGTCACCCATTGAGGTGAACCAATCGACCAACCAGGAGTATGGCGTCAGATCCCAGAGCAATCTGGGGTCATCGACCAGTCCCAATCTCTTGACAACATCCATCGCCTGATCAGAGAAGGAATTGGCACGCCGACTAGCTTTCGCTAGACCGGTGTACCGGGACGCAAAGTGGTAGTCTTCACTAGCCACATGGTCAGCCTGGGAATCGAACGAAAGTCCGACTCCCGAGGAATAACCAATCTTCCCGCCATCGGCGAGAAGACCACCTGCATTGAAAGCGTTGTTAGCACAGTTTATAGAAACTGAACCAGCAATCTTTTGCTGCCAGGTGGGTCCATCCCACTGTCTCTTTCTACGGAACGACTCGTAGTAGATGACACGTTCCAGGTTCATACCTACCTTAATGAGGTTGGCATATTCCTGGATCAGAGGAGTCCATCCAAACGTGATATTCAGATAATCCGAGCCCAGAAAGTTTCTGACGCTCCGATACCCTGCCATCATTTCTTGGAAGTTCCTCAGGACTGAAGGCAAATCACCGCGAAGCAACTCAATGAGAGTTGTAGCGACGTTTGCATCATTCCTGTCAGGCGCTGTTGACGCGAAGTACCTGTTAGCCATAGCCTGCCTGTTCGTCGATGCGACGACCAGAGGGCTAGCCTGATCCCTAACGTAAAAGGGAAAGGGCGAAGGATTAACAAGTCCCCAGCCAACATCTCCCCAGATATCACCCTTGTACCACCGAGAGGCGGTAGAATAGTAATCTAGGGACACAAGATAAGGTACACGGAATGTTTGGTGTTTTCCAAACACGTGTCCACTATCTGTGGTGGATGTGCGATCCACGGAGACACTTCCAGTCTGAGTTTCAGCTGGAAAGGCCGCCATCTGCATTTCCTGCATGTACCTCTTGCGATCAGCAAGACGTGACACCAGGGAACCTGAATTGGAAGGGGTAGTGATACCCCATCCATCAGTTCGCGATTCCTTAGCAAAGGAAGGCGAAGCAGGCGGGTCAGAGATAGCTCTGGCCCCTGTTCTCCATGAATAGACGCCCTCAACCAACTGAGGTACCCGATAGTCGATGTCAATGACACCAGACGATCCGGAGCCAAAGCCGGTAACGTGAATATATTCACGTTGCCTACGGTTGGTGACGTACAAGAGATTCCTCCAATCGGTTCAGTGGGTGCCCCCTAGGG